ATGAAAAGAATTGGAAACCTTTATGAAAAGGTCATCGCGATTGATAACTTGAAACTTGCGGACGAAAAAGCCCGCAAGGGCAAGTTGCATTCCTATGGCGTGCAGCAGCACGACAAGAACAGGGAAGCGAACATTCTTGCATTGCATGAAAGTTTGAAAAACGGAACTTTCAAGACATCCCAATATCACGTTTTCACAATTTTTGAACCAAAGGAACGGCAAATCTATCAATTGCCATATTATCCCGACCGCATCTTGCATCATGCGGTGATGAACATTCTTGAACCAATATGGGTGTCCGTGTTCACGCACGACACATATTCATGTATCAAGGAACGCGGCATTCATGCGTGCGCCATGAGCGTGAAAAAGGCTTTGAGAAAAGACCCGGTCGGCACGAAATATTGCTTGAAGATTGACGTTCGCAAGTTTTACCCATCAATCAACCACGAAGTGTTGAAAGGTGTGGTAAGGCGGAAAATAAAAGATGTTCGCCTTTTGGCGTTGCTGGATGAAATCATTGATTCCAACATCAACACGGACATTCCGATTCGGAATTTTGTCACCGACCCGAACACCGGGGAATTGGTGGCAACGTCCTTGAACGGCGTGCCGATTGGCAACTACCTTTCCCAATACTTTGCAAACCTTTTCTTGGCGTATTTCGACCATTGGTTGAAAGAAGAAAAGCGCGTGAAGTATTATTGGCGTTATGCCGATGACATCGTTATTCTTGCACCGGACAAGGAATCCTTGCACGCGTTGTTGCGTGACATACGGGCATACATGAAGTGTTTACAACTGAAAGTGAAACGCAATCATCAAGTGTTCCCGGTTGACGCGCGCGGAATTGATTTCCTTGGATTCGTGTTCTATCACGACCACACATTATTGCGCAAGTCCATAAAACAAAATCTTTGCCGCCGGGTGGCGAAGTTGAACAAGCGCAAGAAACAACCAACACAGGCAGCTTACAAGCAAGCCATTTGCAGTTGGTGGGGTTGGTGCAAGTATTCGGATTCAATTCATTTATTCGACAAACTTTCAAAATCGTTTTCTTATGAAATTAAATTCAATCGAACCAAACGCGCATTATGACATTGCGCATGGTATGCCCGCCGTGCTGGAAAAGGACAATGACGGGTCGGTGATTTATCGCGTGAACATCGCCGAAGAAAAAGCCATTCCGGAGGGTGAAAAGGAAGCCCGCCCGATTGGTTGGTCATGTTATGAAGTGCGCACGTTCGCGAAGCCTACAAAGGCAAACTTGAAGCGTGTGTTCATCCGTTCAGTCATTGACGAAACGGCGGAATTTGACCTTGTAAATTCGTACAACAAGCACGTCATGGGCATTGCGCCGGATGACAAGGCGGTTGCCGAATACAAGGATTATTTGAAGTTTACCGAAGATTTGGACAATCAAATCGTTTCGGATTTGTCACACATCTAAAAAGAAGAAAATGCCATGATTTAGCGATTCTAACATTGAATCGGACGCAATAATTGGTAAGGGAATAGACCTTGAAGAACTTTTTGACCGCCGCATTGTCATTGAGAAAATCAAGATTGAACCAACCAAGTTTCCGGGAAAAAATGCGTCCGGTATGCGTATGCAAATGCAAGTTGTCATCAATGCCGAATTTATGGACACGCCCGATTCGGACGGCGACTTTTTCAAAAAGGATGCCAACGGAAAGGCAATTGGAACGCGGCGTTCCGTGTTCACCGGGAGCGACAATTTGATGTCGGAAATGAAGCAAGTGCAATCGCAATGGAAAACCGAACGAGTTTCCCAAGGATTGCCCGCCGTTGATTTCGTTGTGTTTGATACGACAATCGCGAAAGTTGGCAAAATGTTTCATTTTACATGATTTTACGATTATGACATCAAACATTCATTCAACAATAGTTCCTATCTTGGCAAGATACATGATGACCGCATTCGGCGCGTGTTTCGCCATCATCAAGCCGACATTCCCGTTCATCTTTGTGTGTACGCTTGCGGTGCTTGCTGATTGTTACACCGCATGGTCGTTGAGCCGGAGGGTTAAGAAACGTTTTCCCGGTGCGAATGATGGAAAATTCAAATCCAACTATGCCGGGCGCGTGTTCCGAACACTTATCAAGGTGTATGCCTTGACCGTCCTTGTTCATTTGATGGACGTGATGGTGTTCCCGGAAGTATCTTTGCATTTGCCGCAAATTGTAGCGGGGGCGGTATGCTTTTGGCAAGTGTGGTCAATGCTGGAAAACGAATCGTCTTGCAATGATGCTAAATGGGCAATCATCGCCCAACGCATCATGGTTGACAAGACCGAACGCCATTTTGACATTGACTTGCACGAACTGAAAGAACACAAGCCAACGCCGCCGATGGATGGCGTGCCGTGTGCCAATACATTTTGCGTGTTCCATGGTGGCGGTTTATGTGACCCGCCAAAGTGTGAATTGTATGTAAAACCAAAAACAAACGATAATGGCGGACATTAAGAACTTTATTCCGTTCATCCTCAAAATTGAGGGCGGATTTGCGAACGACCCAATCGACCGGGGCGGCGCAACCAACAAAGGCGTGACAATCGCGACTTATGAAGCGTATTGCAAGAAGAAAGGTTTGCCCCGTCCATCGGTGGCGGACTTGAAGCACATTTCGGATGCCCATTGGCGTGACATCATCAAGACGATGTTTTGGGATAAATGGCGCGCCGATGACATCCATTCCCAAAAGGTTGCCAACATCCTTGTTGATTGGGTTTTGGCATCCGGCATCCACGGAATCAAGAAACCGCAAGCGTTGCTTGGTGTTGTCGCGGATGGTATCGTTGGCAACAAAACCTTGTCGGCGGTTAACTTTGCCGACCCCGACCAACTTTTTGAAGCCATATTCAAAGAACGCGTGAAGTTCATCAATGGGATTGTTTCGCGTTCCGTTGCGGCATACGAAAAGAAGATTGGGCGCAAGGCGACCGAAAAGGAGTTGTTGAAGTACACACAAAAGCGGTTCTTGTCCGGATGGATGAACCGATTGAACAACATCAAAAAGTTGCGATGATATGGAAATCAAAGTAAAACGAAGATTCCTTGGTGATAAATACACCATAGGGTCGTTGTTCGTCAATGGCGAACGATATATGGTAAAAGGCAAAGTTGTGGACACGATGGAAGATAAGAACCGCGACTTGAACATGAACGGGCGTTTCAACAACGGCGAACGCAAGGTGTACGGCAAAACGTGCATCCCGTTCGGCAAGTACGAAATCGGGTTGGATTTTTCCCCAAAGTTCAGCAAAAAGCCCACATACACGGCTTTCATCCGCAACGGACGTATGCCGCACATCCGACGCGTGCCATCTTTTGAGGGTATCTTGATTCATGGCGGCAATTCAGCCGCCGACACGTTGGGTTGCTTGTTGGTGGGATTTAACACAATCAAGGGCGGGTTGACACGTTCATTGGAGTGCTTCAAACACCTCTATGCCGACATCGTTGCGGCAATGGACAACGGCGAAAAGGTAACAATCGAATTTGTCCCATGAAGCACGTTTTGAAGTTGATTTTGCTTGCCGCCGCCCTGTTGTTATTGCTTGGGTGTTCGTCATCGCGCAAGCTGGAGAAGAACACCGACAAGGTTGTTTCGGATAGTGTATCGGAAAACATTTCCAAGGTGGCGGATGCTTGCAAGGTCGTTGACACGACCAAGACCGAATCCGGGGAATCAATCATCACGGAAATAATCTTTTTCGGAGATTCAGCGCGTGCGCCGGATTTGCCCGAACTGATTATTGACAAGGACGGAAAGATGACCATCAAGGGCGGAAAGGGCGTGAAAAGCATCAAGCAAACCGCCATCCGGTCAAACGTGGTGAAGAATGGAACGACAACGGAACAGGAACGCCACGCCACGACCAAGGACAAAGCGACCGTCCACAAGGAGAAGAAACACAACGAAGTCGTAAAGACAAGCAGACGTTCAAATGTATGGACGTGGGCAATCGCCGCATCAATCGTTGCCGTTCTTGTCTTGTTCATGCGGTACAGGAAGCCAATATTGGCATGGTTGCGCAAATTGCTTGCGTCCATGCGCAAGGATTTGGAATAATTTGTGTATTTTTGCACCACATTGTTGCGAAAGCCCCTTGCATCGCACGGTGAACAATGTTGAAGCCCGGTCATCGCCGGGCTTCTTTCGATTGGTATGTACACGGAATTTCTTGTTTTTGGACACAAAAAAACGCCCGAAATTGTTAAAATTCGGACGTTTCGTGTACATTTTCGTGTACTTTTTGCGTAAAACCTTGATTTCCAAGGTTTATTGCGGAGAGAGAGGGATTCGAACCCCCGGTACCTCTCAGTACGCCGGTTTTCAAGACCGGTGCATTCGACCACTCTGCCATCTCTCCAAATTCGGTCTGGATGACTATAGCTTGGTTTTCTTAAGCGGTTGCAAAGGTACGACTAATTTTCGGTTCCACCAAATATTTTGGGAACTTTTTTGCGATTTTCTTCAAAAAAGACGGATATTCTAAGAAAATAAGGGCGAATATAAGGGAATTCGAGGGGAAATGAGAGGTAATGACATTAAAAAAGGGCTACCGCTGTAGCCCCAACCTTGATAACCTTAAATCTAATACTATGAAAAACACATCGCAAAGATACAGAATTTTCTCATATCGTTTGTACGAAAAATGGAAAATCTGCATTTACGATGTGTTTTTTAATCTTTCTTTATACTTCTTACTTCAAATAACCCTTGGATTTGAACTCCTCATAGAGTGGATATGCCAAAACTTTGGCATCTGGGTGAGGAGCTCCTGTCGTACCTAAGGCACGGAGATCGAAGAAATGTTTCCAATCGCTAACGAAAGCTGTGTGAACCAACTCGGTATTGGTGTCGAGTGGTAAAATGACACGAGCCTCCTGAGGTTTGCAACCTGCTTCAATCAACTTCATATAGGCAAACTCGGCAGCTTGGTTGGCAAAGAACCAACTGTCGAGTAGGGTCCAGTCTTCGGTCTCTTGGTTGGCGATGTCCTCGCACAATTCTTGGAACTTCTCCTCATTGGTCTCGTCGGTATCTCCAAAGTGGCATTTTCCCTCTTCGTTGATGATGCCACCAAAATCAGTCTTTTCCTCTATCCAAGTAGGTAAGTTGATGCAGATCTCGCTTCCAAACTTGTTCTTGGTGTAGTTGCAGTAGCGAGTGCTCTGCTCTGCCATGGAGTTGGCGCGATGACGATTGTACTCTCTGGTGATGGCAATCTGGGTAGTGAAATGTACGGTGATGCGAAGCTCATGCTTGCCTTCTTCGTAATCACAACGGTATTTCAAGTCGTCCAATGTCTTGTTCTCTGCCATCACACGCAAATTGGTGGTGATGTAATCCTTGCCATCGATGGTATTGACACGAGAAAACTTATTGGTGAGGTAGAGAGGAAGTTCGCCATGGCTGCAAACAAGGTAAACGGTTCCATGTTCCAGCATCGCAAAGTGCTCATGCTCAATCATGCGACCGACAAAGGGCTTTGCCGAATCTTCGGTCGTGTTATTCTCACTCTTGTAGCATACTCGTCCGGCACGTTCTATCTGCTGATAGATGCCCAATTCACCAGGCTTTTGGAGCCATATCTCATATAGAGGTCTTTGTATCTTCATTTTTTCTATTATTGTTTTGTCTGCAAAGGTACATTATTTTGCGGATAATACAAAATTATTGGGCGCATATTTGGGCGAGAAACAAAAATAATGTATCTTTGCATTGTGTTGCCTTATATATAATTAAGGTGTAAGTCTTGAATGAAAAAAATAGAGAAAGAATGGAAATAAAACCAATAGCAAGATTTCGCTCGCCATTTACGAGTAAGTTTGGAATACCTAAGCAGGCAGGATTGGTGGAAGAGTTGGAAGGACAGATTGTCTTTGAACCGGAGTATCGAAATCCCGATGCCTTGCGTGGTATCGAGGGCTTTGATTATCTGTGGCTGATATGGGAGTTCTCTGCCAACAAGCATCGGGCGAATAGTCCCGTAGTGCGTCCTCCGGTGTTGGGTGGAAATGAGAAGATGGGTGTCTTTGCCACTCGCAGTCCTTTTCGCCCCAACAATATCGGCTTGTCTTCCGTTCGACTTTCTAGGGTAGAGTGGGATGGAACCGATGGTCCTATTATTCATGTGAAGGGAGCTGACTTGATGGATGGCACTCCTATCTATGATATCAAACCTTATGTGGTGTATGCCGACTCACATCCGGATGCCAGAAGTGGTTTTGTGGATACGAGAAAGTGGAAGCGATTGGAGGTTGTGGTGCCTGTGGATGTAGCGGCACATTTGAAACAGCAAGGATTGACTTCTGATAAGATGGAAGTGCTGAAGGAAGTCTTGGCGCAAGACCCACGGCCACATTACCAAAAAGACCCTCATAAGGTATATGGTATGCCTTACGAAGGTCTCGATGTTCATTTTGTGGTCAGCGACACCACTCTTACTGTGCAAAAGTAG